CCCATACCACCTGTCTGAGCAGCAACATTAGTCATAGCTCCTTGAGCAAGTCTAGCTTCACGAATCTGTTGGCGTACATTACGTACATTCTGAATTTCAGCTCTACGTTGTTGTGCTTGTGCTTGATCTTTAGCAGCTTCTCCAGCTTGTTTTGTAGAGTATATAGATGCTCCCGTAGCCCCTAGTGCTGCTGCACCTAATACTACTTCTGTAGTTATCATACTAGATAATAATATTCCTGCTTCTACAATACCCATTTTAATTCTCCGTAGAACAAATCATTACTAATAAACCATCTACTTGATGTAATACTCTAAAGCCAAACATCACTTCAAATTTAAATAGTTTTTTATTGTTATCTGGAATAATTACGTAAATCTCATTATATCCAGCTTCTTTTAATTCTTCTTTTGCTACATGCCAAATATCTAAAAACTTTAAATAAACTTTTTTATTCCATTGTTTAGCTAGGGCATGAGCAAACACTTTATTTTCTACATATTGAAACTTTAGTGTACCCCACTCATCATCCCAAAATATATCATACATTTGTATTACCTACATAAGTTACTGTCCAACCTACAATCTTCATAGCTTTACCAGCTTCACTAGTATATTTAAACTGTGCAGCTTTACCTCTACCACGCAGTTTATTCTTAGTAATAACTAATGGATAACTATCGTCAAAGACTGTTGAAGGCTGTGCAAAGTATGGGCGTAACTGCCTATACACTTGTACTTCATCAGCCCATTTACCAGCATAGCCATTGTCAGTGAAGTCCCAACGTGCTTGCATTAAACAACCACCCGGATTAAGTGGATTGGTATTTGCATCGAAACTAGTTTCTGTACGCTTTAAGAACACTGTTAGATACTGAGCAGTTTTAGTACGGGCAGGGCCATTGCCGCCCATGTTATAACCAGTTAGAACATAAGCTGTTTGTTCAGCACCTACACTATTTGCTGTATACCAATCTTTAAAACTTGTTGAAGAAGCTCTTGTGTTATTTAAATCACTAAATGTAGTAGAGTAATTATTACTAGTTACCTTATGTAGTGTTAATAGTTTAAATGTTTTACGTGATGTAGTGATAACATCTAGGCTAACACCTACAGTATCTGCACCAGCAACAACTGTATCAACACCAGCTACAACAGTATAGTCTGACGAAATCTTATTTGTTTCTTTAGTTGATTCAATAGAAACTGGAATGCTACCTACAGTGGTATCAAACTTAAACCAGTACCAACTAGTAAGACGTAAATCAAAAGCTAATATAGAATCTTTATTAAATCTACTCTCACTACTATCATTAGCTTC